CCCTATATTCAGGTATTCTTCTGTGATAGAAGTCCTTGTCCTTTAGGTTGTGATTGATATCTTTGATTAGTAGAGATTTTTCCTTATTTAGCTTTGATTCATCACATCTTCTCGCAGCGCTTTTAGCTTCAGTTAAAATTGCAGCTGCCACAGCAGAATTACTAACTGTGGATTTTATCAATGCGTTGAATAATCGAAATTCCTTATACAGCTCTGATGATTTATCAAATCTTTTTTCAATGATCTTTAATGCCTTTTGAGCAGAATGCTTATCATTCTTTATCAGTGAATTGGAAATGTTTCTAAGCAGAAGCTCATAAATAACCCCGACATTTCTTTTTTTATTGTGAGATTTTGACATGAACTAGTTTTCTCCATCAAAGGATATGTCAGTTTCAGAAATTACCCTTCTTTTATTACTTATTTTGCTCTCGAGCGTTTTTAACGTAGATCTTATTTGAGATGTCATTCTTGCCTGGGTTGTCATCTTGTCATTTAAAAAATTATCTATAAAGTCATCATATTCCGATAGCTTATGAATGTTTCTAAGAGGATTGACATCATCTTTTGCGATACTCTTTTTTCTTTGCTTATCTAGCTCTCTAGCAAATGGGTGCCTTATAGAATCAGATACGTCTTTCTGCTTTTTATAGTGTGAAGACATTCCCGCATGATCGGGATCGGATATCGTCTTTTTTCTTCTTTTATTATTTGCGATATCTCTTTCTGCTTGTGTCTCATCGGATATTTCATCGTCTATTTCTTTATCTACTTCATCATTCTTAGATAGTTTCTCAGACAGCGTGTCAACTATATTTTGAGCCCTTATCGGTGACTCAGAATCGCTTATTGAAAAAGTTTTAAAGCTAACTGGAGCGTCTTCATCAGAGAGAAGAGTTAATCCCTTCGTATTTCTATCATCAGACGCTAACTCTAGATCTTCAGCTTCACCACCCATCTCTTCACCCGCTAATGCCTCTGCCTCAATAGCTTGCTCTGCACCCCCAGGGAGCTGGACTGCCTCAACCTCAAGATCTTCCAGTCTATCTGCTAGCCTCTGTTTATCCATCTCCTCTATATCCTCATCAGTCATATTGAAGAGAGTCTTTCTTATCCACTGTCTACTTACGAGACCCTCAGATCCAGCAGCAGATGTAGCAATTTCAAATCTGCTTCTATAGAGTTCCAGCTTTTGCTGTTGAGCAACGGTTGATGGGTTTGATAACTGTAATGCAAAATCAAGTAAATCTTCTCCCTCAAATCCATTACAGAAAAGATGAATTATTGCTATTTTATTGAGTTCTGCTATGACAGTTCTCTGTATTCTAGCTATTGTTCTAGAAAATCGTATATCTTCTTGAGAAAGTGTAGCTTTGGCACCAAGGCCCTCATCATACCCCAGATATGCCTTGGGTATTTTAAGTGCAGCGAATAACTTCTTTTGAATATACTCTACATCCTCTATGGCGGTTGCATTCGCTCCCCCAGCTAAAGTATCTATTTTAGTTCCAGACTCCGCACCTCTTACTGGGATATAATAGTCCTCATCTACACTTAGGGGATTGTATCGTAGATCCACTCTTCCCGTACTTCTGTCCACGACCTGTGCTTTTTTGAGAGTGCTTTGTGCCTGCTCCATATAATTTGGAATATCTTCAGGAGGGACGTTTCCTACGTCAATATAAAATACTCTTCTTTCAGGAGACCTAACAATTCTATAAACTAACATTGCGTCTTCCACTAAGATGAGCTGTCTCCATATTCTTCTTGCTGCTTCAAGAACGGAAGACCCGTAGGGTAAAAATGCATCATTTCCCAATACTCTCATATGGCTTACCTGCCAGTTTTCAAGAACCTGATTACCCTGAGTTACCCATCTAAATCTGACAGCCATGGGATCTTCAGGGTCAAACCCCTCCTCTCTTTCAACTTCGTTGACTGGCATTGGATACGTGCTTATTATTCCGTATTCTGGATTGACATCATTAAAGAGGAAAAAATCACCATATTTGCAAAGATTTCTCACCCATGCTGTTAGATTAAATTCAACGTTTAATGTATCATAAAAAAGATCATCTAGAAGTCTTTGAATTATGGGATTCTCTGAATAAATGTGAAGTACCTTATTTTGCTCATCAGATGCGACAGTCTCTTCTGCGTAGATATCGAGTGCAGAAGATATCTCGGGGGTATACTCCATTTCGGAGAAATCAGAATATCTTGCCATTCTATCGTAGGAGCCATATGCACTCATTGCTGTGCTATACACGTGACTCTGAGTCTTCCTAAACATCTCAAATGCAGACGAAGTTTTGGAAGACTGTTGGAAGTCTTTAACCTTTCTCTTTATAACGGGACCGCTTCTAAAGAGCTGTGTTAATCTTCTAAATAGACTTTGAGAATTTTTATCTGCCATTTATGTGCTCACTTAACAACCCAATCCCACTCTTTCAATAATTTCAACTCTTGACGATTTTTCCATGATGTGGGAAGTGAATTTCTCTTTGCTCCATCAGGATCTGTCCTGGGATCTCTAGTTGTGGAGCTATGGGGCCTTCCCTCTGTTATAGCTCCGGGCATATCGTCGTATGTATTTCGTGTCATTTTCATGCTTTTTAGCATTGCATCATTCAGTGTCTTTGAGTTAATACTATAGTCTGATGAAGAATCGTATAACCATATCCCTATTGCGAAGCTCATAACGAGATCATCATTGTATCCCTTCATAGCCCTTGCTTTATTGCCAGACCATGTAAAGGTCTTGAGCTCATCATAAAATCTAGTAGAATAAATTTTTATTTGCTTGTTTCGCAATATTTCTTCAAGCTTTGTGAGTATCAAGTTACGTGTCTTTCCGCTAGTAGTAAATCCAGCTAAATCCGTCTCTTTTGGTGGCACATAATCTCCAATAAAAAGTGCCTTTCTCCTCTTGTGGTAGAGGGTGGGATAGTTTAATTCCTTGAGCTTTAGAATTGTCGCATATCCATAGCTATTATTTTCTGGACATAGCANCGCCTTATTATATTTTAAGCCGAATTCACTTAATAGTTCGGCAAATCTATCCGGGGGTATTTTTCCCTTATATTCTGCGACACACTCACCGCTATCAACATCAATTATATGAAAGGTGGAAAAATCCCTAGCATCGCCACGGGCAATATCTGCAGACATAATGTATCTATGCTCAGAAAGTGGATACTCCCATATCCATACATTCCTATCAAATCCAACTCTCTCTCTGGGTGGTTTGCACATCTCTCGTATCCATTCTATATCATTTGATGATAGGAATGTTTCCCCAGATGACGCAAAATCACACAGATACTCTTGAGATATCTGTCTGTCGGATAGATTTTTTGTTGTTTTTTGAAACCACTCCTCACCCCTCTCTGGATGAACATCCCAGGGAAGCTTTATAGATTTAAACTCATTTAAACCAGCAGCGGCATCAGTATACAATTTATAATATTGTCCGCCAACTCCGTTAGGGGTTGACAAAATTATAACGCGGCCACCTGTTGAAATAGTAGGATAGAGTCCCATCCATAGCTCGTCAAAATTTCTTACAAACGCAGCCTCGTCAATAATAAGAAGTGATAGTGCTTCTGATCTTCCTGCATCATCAGATGTGGGAATAGCCTTAATTGATGATCCATGACTGAATTCTATTAGTTGTTTATTATTTGTTATTATTTCAGGCAAGACTAGCCACTTTGGTAAGCTTCTAATCATAGTCTTGACTTTTGTGATGAAGTTTTGAGCCACACTAAGCTTTGTTGCAATAACAAGAATGTTTTTATCTTTCTGAAAAATAGCCAGCCATACTGCGTATGCTGCGGAAAGTGTTGACATACCTAGCTGTCTTGACTTTAAAATTATATTGAATCTCTCATCAATAAAGCTTTGCACACACTCATCTTGAAATTGGTATGTGTCAAATTTAATTAAACCCCTGACAGGATGTTGAATTTTTGTGTAAGAGTTGAAGAAATAAATTGGGTCCCTGCCGCACTTGACAATCTCTTTCACCTGTAGTGATTTATTAATTTTTGACATTATTCACACTGGAACCTTGTGAATCTTCTATAGTACCCAGTCTTTCGAGGTGAAAATGCAGATGCTGTTATTAATTCAACATTATCAGTTGAATTTATCTGCTTTAGCTTAAGAGTTCTTCCTGAAGCTTCCTTGAAATCTTTTTTTAAACTTTTGATAAAGTCTTTTGTGAGTTTAATTGATTCTTCAGAAAATGGTTTTATCTGATCTCTTAAATTTCTTTCGGACGCCAGATTGACTATTGTTGTATATGAGCATGAAAGTAAATCACCCTGTAGAGATGATCTAATGCACATAGTTGGAGTTCGAAAATCCCCTCTCGTAGATTTACCCCACGTATCATTTAAAATTTGACCCAAAATATTAACTTCACTTGAATTAAGCATGACTAAACACTCCTTATTCTAATTATCCTCATCGCGAAATAAATTCAAGGATTGTTCTCTAATCCTCTTCTTATAATTATTAAGTACCTTATCACTAGGCCTCCATCCGCTATCCCATTTATTTCTCATGGGCTGTGCGAAGGCGATTTCACACTCATAGCAGCAATTAAATCTTTGATGAGAACTAAAATCCTCTTGTGTCTTCATTACAAATTCACACACAGGGCAAAAAAACGGTAATCCCATCTGATTATCATCATCACACATTATTATGACAGAAAATAATTCTAAATCATCTGCTAAATACTTTTGCGTCTTTTTCATGCTTGGTTATCTCCAGTGAGTTGTCTACAGCGTCTTTAATAGCGTCTACATGAGAAATTACAACTATATTTCGGAACCATTTCTTTAGAGACTCTAGTAGCCTACTGCATGCTTCAATATTAGTATCATCTAGTGCTCCAAAACCCTCATCAATAATAAGCATATTTGTTTTTGTCAAAGATGATACATTTATAAGTGCAACTCTAATGGCTAAAGATGACATCATTTTTTCCATGCCGGATGCAAGCTCAATTATTCTTCGGCTATCTCCGTAGTTGATGTAAATATCCATAGAGTTAGATTCGGGATCAGCTTCAAGCTCAACTGTGAATCCGGTGACCCCCTGGAGTATTTTCATAATTTCAGCATTGATTAACGGGAGCTGTGACATCATGATTTGAAGAGGAATTCCCTTTTTAGACGTTGCCTGCATGAAAAGATCATATGCAATTAGCTCGCCCTTAATGTTATCAAACTCCCTTCTCTCTTTATTTGTTCTCTTTATTTCTGAAGATAGTTCGACAATTTTTTCAAATCGATCTAGGCGAATCTTATCAAGATTTTTAATGTCCCCCTCAATCGACACTATTGATGAGCGTATTGCAGCGGAGGGATTTTCCTCCTCTTCCACTAATCGTGATGTCATATCTTCTA